CGTCGAGGACAATTACGGCAAGCTCCGCAATCGCAACACCCGTTCACGCCGCCTGCATTCCGGCAGCTATGTCGCCGGGGAAACAAAAGGCCGGACCATCCAAATCAACCGCCCGCTTCCATCATGAGAACCATCCAACAGAAAGACGAAAAAAGACATGGACGTGCCCAATCAGACGGGCAGATGAGGGATGCTATGACAACAGCATCACAGACTAACAACTACCTGACCAAGGCGATGCAACAAGGCATTCGCGGATTCGAGAAGAACGGCTTCACCGCTCGGCGCATCATGCCGGTCGATCCGATGGCCGGCATCCACGCCCGCGAATTCCGAGCCGACTTCGCCAAGCAAACTCCCACCGGACTGCTGGCGTTCAGCGTCCGGATCGACACCGACGGCAACGTCACCAACACCAAACCATAACCTAACACCACCATGAACAAACTGTATTACATCGTCTGCGACGACAAGGAAACCAACGTATTCGAAGGCCGCTACCAGGGCCGCACCCGAGGCGAGGCATTGAAGTTCCTCAAGCAGTCCATCGGGCGAAAGACGCTCAACGGACTGGTCTTCACCATCACCGAAATCCCGGTGCCACTGATCCGCGAGATCGTCGCGGAAATCCTCGCCGGGGGTGATGGCAATGTCACGCCAGCCGCGAACGTCGTGCCACTCACCCGTCCAGAACCCGAGGCCAGCCCGGGACGTTACGACGCGTTCGCCGACGCGGCTGAGCCCGAACCAACGCCAGCGGAGACCACGCCACCCAAGGCCAAGGCATCCAAGGCAAAAGCATCCAAGCCCGCCAAGAAGGCCGGCAATCCCGGCCACGGTGACGAACAGTGGTCGCAGGTCCGGGCTCATTGGGAGGAATGCCGCAGCGTGAAGCAGACCGCCGAGCACTTCGGCCTTTCGCCCAACACGATCAAGACCCGCAGTCGGAGGGAGGGCTGGGGCAAATGAGCGCACCCGACTGGACACCTGCCGTCGGAGGTGGCGCGACCGTCTGCCACTACTCCGACCGCACCGCCTGCACGGTGATCCGCATCAGCCCCAGTGGTAAGACCCTCTGGATGCAGGAGGACACCGCCGTTCTCGACGACTGGAAACCCGAGTTCGTCGCCGGTGGGTTTGGCGGTCATTGCACCAACAACACCGAGCAGACCTACCAATACTCGCTCAATCCCGAAGGGGCGACACACCGCGCCAGCCGCCGCAAGGATGGTTGGTTCCGCACCACCAACGGCGAGCCGGTCATTCCCGGCCGCCGCCAATTCCACGACTACAACTTCTGATGAAGGTCGCAGTCGAAAAATACCGCAAACCCGATGGCTACGCCACGCGCTACTGGTCGGTGATCGTTGATGGCGAACTACTCGCCGTCACCCTCTACCGCAAGGGCGCGGTGGCCGTCGCCAGGGCCATCACCAATTCCAACCAAGATCCCCATGTCACAACTCTTCAAGATTCTGCCGAACCCTACACCGTGCCCCGCAAGCTCTCCGCTGGCGTGGCGACCTACCGGACCCGATGACCTCTGCGGCCCCGCCGCCACCGTCGCCCGCCGACTCGTCGCCAAGGCGCGCAAGCTCCACGATGATCCTGCCGTTCCGGTGAAGATCCTACTCTACGGCCCGCCGGGTGTCGGCAAGACCAGCATCGCCGACATGGTAGCCGATGCACTGTCCGGCACGCGCTTCGCCATCGAGGAATACAACGGCAAGCTCGTCACCGTCGAAACTGTGAAACAGTGGATGGGCACGCTGGGTGTCAGCTCGCTGTTCGGGGTCTATTCGGTGAAGATCATCAACGAAATGGATCGCTGCACGCGGGATGCACAAGACTTGCTCCTGAGTTATCTCGACCGTCTTCCACCAGGACGGGCGGTGGTCGGAACCAGCAACCTGCAGCTCGACCTGCTCACCGAGCGGTTCCAGACACGCTTCCAGTCGATCAAGCTCGCCGCTCCGTCCACTGAGGAAATCGCCGCGATGCTCCGCCGTCACTGGCCGGTCGATGGACAGACGTCATTGCGGATCGCGGTGGGCAGCGGCGGATGCGTAAGGGCCGCGCTCGCCGATCTGGAATCCTGGCTGGATGCGGAGGGGCTGTCATGAAAGCGAGAATCCATCAGATCACCTTCGACCGCTGTGGTCGTCTCGCCCGCGCCGTGTTCCGATACCGGTCACCCGACATGCGGCGGGAAACACCGGTCACCGTGGAATGGCGCGACGTGGCTGGCAGTCGCGAATGGTTTGCCCTCGGATGGTGCCCACCGGATGCGTGGAAGGCGATACTGCCGCTGCTCGCGCAAGTCACCCATGCCGTTGACACCATCCAAAGCGGCGATGACGGATGATTCCCCAAAAGCCCGGACGCTCGCCAATGGCATCGAAGTCTGGTGCAGTTTTGATAAGCTCGTGCCGGTGGGCGAACTAAAACCCAACCCGCGCAACCCGAACACGCACCCGCAGCGACAGATCGAGCTGCTCGCCAAAAACATCCGCTACTTCGGATGGCGGCAGACGATCACAGTTTCCAATCTCACCGGCCTGATCGTTTCCGGGCACGGTCGCCTGATGGCCGCCAAGCACCTCGGCGTCGAAGTCGTGCCGGTGGACTATCAGGACTTCGCCAGCGAAAACGATGAACTCGCCGTGCTGGTCGCCGACAACCGGTTGGCCGAACTTTCCACCGTCGATCTCAACGAACTCGAAAAAATCGCCAGCGAGTGGAAGGCCATCGACTTCGACACGATCCTCGCAGGCTTCGAGCCAGCCGACATCGAGGGCCTGCTCAATCCGGGCGGCAATGACGATGACGAGGATGACGACGACCGCCACGACAAGGAACTCGACAAGAGCGACGTCACCGTCGCGGTTGGCCTCTATCGGTTCCGCATCACTCAGGATGAATTCATCGCGTGGTGCGACCGCGTGAAACAAGACGCCGGTTTCGACAAGGAAAGCGTGCTCAACGAAATTCGCAGCCGCCTCGGACTATGAACATCTCCCTCGAATCCATCGAAGCCGTTAGACCATCGACCTACAACCCACGGTCAGCGGTTGCCGAGCGGCTTGACCTGATTGAACTGTCGCTTCGCAAGCTCGGTTTCATCGCCCCGATCTTTGCCGACTCGGACGGCGAGATTCTTTCCGGCCACCAGCGCCACCTCGTCGCATCGCGCATGGATGCCACGCACGTTCCGGTATCCCGGACCAAGGCGCTCGACCTCGACCAGCGCAAGGCGCTGAACATCGTCTTCAACCGGGCGACCAACGACTTCGATTTCAACAGCACGCCTGGCAGGGTCACCAGTGAGTTGCAATCACTGGACATCGAGGCTCTCGCCGCTCGGATTCCCGACAAAGAGGTCGGCAGCGATGGATTCCTACGCTGCCTCAAGCCTGCGGAAGTGAGCGTAAAGGATCTTTGCCGGGTGAACTCGGGTCGCTGGATCCAGTATGCCCGCAACCTCGCCCGCACGCTGCATCGCCACGGCATCCTCATGCCCATCGTCTGCCGTCAGGATCTCACGGTCATCAACGGCATCGGCAGATTGGAAATGCTCGCGGAGAAAGGCGTGGCGTTCGCTCCGGTCGTGTTTGTCACCGAGGAGGAAGCGGAATTCGCCCGGGCCATGATGAATCTGCTCTCAATGGATTTCGACATCCACACGCGCTATGCCGACATGCTGCGATTCAATTCGTTCCGCCGCGCACGCCGCGTCAGGCGCGAGCTTGGAAACGGATTCATCTTCGCCACGCATGGCGCGAAGCCATGCAAGGACTTCGACATCGGCAAGGCATCCGACCGCACCCGCTGGACCAAGGAACATGGTTCGACGATTCTCGACTTCGGTGCCGGCCACCTGACGGAAACCTTTCTGCTGCGGCAGGCCGGTATCGACTGCACGCCGTTCGAACCCTACCGGCTCGGACCAGGGGGCATCAACAAAGCGGAGAGTGTGGAACTGGCACGCGCATTCCTCGCGGAAGTGGCGGCGGGCAAGGAATGGACGAGCATCTTCATTGCAAGCGTGCTGAATTCCGTGCCGTTCCGTGAAGACCGCGAGCACATCGCCTGCCTCTGCGCCGCCCTGTGCAAGCCGTTCACCAAGGTCTATGCATGCGCATCGTCCGCGGGGGAATCCGGCTGGCGGCAGGTCAACGGCAAGGCGTTCATGAATGAATCCAACGCTGGCAACATCGCGTTCAGACTCGACTACGAACCGGGAATTCGCATCGGTGATTTTCAGGACAAACCCAAGGTTCAGAAGTATCACACCGTTTCGGAGTTCCGTGATCTCTTCGGCCCGTTCTTCCGCTCGGTGAAGGTCGATGACTTTTCCAACAACATCAACGCGGCCTGTGCGTCGGCACGTCCCGTCGATCCAGCCCGCCTGCGTGCGGCCATCGAGTTCGAATTCAACCTGCCCTATCCGGACGGCACCCGCATGGAACTCGCGCAATGCGCCATGGACTCTTTCTCTCAACGTCTTCAGATTACCCTATGATCATCCTGCTAGACCTCAACTACACGCTGGTGGCGAACTCGCCCAAGCACGGCACCACGCCCGAGCGCATGGAGAAGCGACTGGCCAACGAACAATATCGCCAGTGGCTCGTCGAACTCGTGCGACCTCACACGGTCGTGCTCATCACCGCCCGCCCGGAAACCTGGACGATCAAAACGCTCGACCGCATCGAGGAACAAACCGGGTGGCGTCCGCAGGATGCGTGCTTCGCGCCGAAGGGCTGGTGGAATCCACCTGCGATCAAGGAACATCTGCTGAAAAAAGACGTGTTTCCGACTCATGGCGATGACGCCCGCTACCTTGCGATTGAGAGCAATCCACGGACCCGCGAAATGTATGCCCGGTTCTCGATCCCGTGCTTCTGGGTGACGACGGAAGGCACCTGCTTGACCGAGGGAACGCGCATCGTCAAACGCCTGCCGCGTTGACATCCGCCACGCGGGCATGAGTGAAGCCCAACGTGACGAGGTGATTCCACGCGGAGCCTGGCAGTTCGATCAGGAAGTGACTGCGGTGTTCGACGATATGCTCCAGCGGAGCATTCCGCAATATAACGCGATGCGGATGGTGACCTTCGAGGTTGGTCGGCGCTTCGTGCAACCCGGCACCGCCATTATCGACATGGGATGCTCCCGCGGCCAAGCACTCTTGCCGTTCGTCTCCAACTTCGGCGCGGCCAACGATTACATCGGCTTGGAAATCAGCGATCCAATGATCGAGGCAGCGCGTCAGAACTTCAACTACCACCCTCACGGCAATCGCGTCAGCATCCAGTCTGCCGACCTGCGCCACGAGTTCCCCGGTGTGACATCCAGCCTCGTGCTCTCGGTGCTCACCCTGCAATTCACCCCCATCGAATACCGCCAGCAGATCGTGCGACGGGTGTTCGAGTCGCTGGCCCCCGGTGGAGCTTTCATCCTGGTAGAGAAGGTTCTCGGTGCCACCGCCAAGCTCGATGAGGCGTTCGTGAATCTCTTCCTCAACATCAAGCGGGAGAACGGATATTCCGAGAGTCAGATCGACCGCAAGCGGATGTCGCTGGAAGGCGTGCTGGTTCCCGTCACCGCCCGCTGGAACGAGGAACTTCTCCATCAGGAAGGTTTCACCTCGGTCGATTGTTTCTGGCGGCACCTGAACTTCGCCGGATGGGTGGCGGTCAAGCCATGAGCAATCCACGATCTCACGACGAAGCGCGGCAAACTCTCGCCCCGGACATCGCCGAGAAGATCCTCGATGCCGATTTCCAGAACATCGTCAAGAAGGTCGCCGCCGGAAAGCCGCTCACGGTTGCCGAACGCACACGCATCGAATCCCGGGCGGCCGGCAGTGCGGAAACGCTGGCCTACACCAAGACACTCGTGGAACTCGCCGCCGTGCTTGGCGTTTCTCGCCGCACGCTTTCGACTTGGCAGAAGATAGACGGCGCGCCCAAGGCGCTGTCCAACGGACTTTGGCCGGTGGCCGATTGGCGCGAGTTCGTCCGTATCCGCGGACTGAATGCCGGACGCGTGCCGGTCGGCAACGAGGAGGCACTCAAAGCCCGAAAGCTTCTGGCAGAAGTTGAAGAGCGGGAGCTGCGCATCGCGGTGAAGAAGGGCGAATACGTCGCGCTCACCAAAGTCCGTGAGGAATGGATCGGTCTGGTAGCCCAGGCGACATCCATCTTGCGAGCCAAGTTTGAGAATGAGCTTCCGCCCGTGCTCTCCGGTCTCGACGCCACCGGCATCCAGCGGGAATGCCGCCGCGCCATCGACGAAGTTCTGCGCTGCCTCCACGAATCATGAATGCTCTCAAAGAAATCTGGCGCGAGGCATGGCAACCGCCCGACCGTCGCCCCGCTTGGGAATGGTGTGAGGATCACATCGAGGCGATTCCGTATTCACCCAACCCGGGACGCTTCCGCTCGGACAACTCGCCGTGGATTCGCGAGGTCATGGAATCTCTGGTCGATCCCCGCATCCGTCTGGTTTCGATCATCGCATCCGTCCAGTCATCCAAGACCACCGCGCCCGAGCTGACGCTCTGTTACATCATTTCCAACCTGCCGGGACCCGCACTTTGGCTCGATCAAACCGACGAGGATGCTCGCGATTATTCCGAGTCGCGACTGCAGAAGCTCTTCGACCAGTGCCAGCCGGTCGCACGGCTCATGCCTACCGGCGTTCACCGCCACAAGCGGAAAAACAACGCGATCCAGTTCAACAACGGCATGACGCTCTGGATTCTCGGAGCGCACAACAAGACCAACCTCCAGCGTCGTTCGATCCGCTGGTTGATCGGCGACGAAACCTGGCGCTGGCCGCAAGGTCACATGGCGGAAGCCGAAGCCCGCGTGACCGCCTTCGGCTGGCTGGGGAAGTGCATTTTCATGAGTCAGGGCGGCGAGGAAGACGACGACACCCACCGCAAATTCGAGATGACCGACCAGCGCGAATGGACGTTCGCCTGTCCGGAGTGCCATCACCGCCAGCCGTTCAAGTGGGAATGCGTGGAGTGGAGCAAATCGGCCAGGGATGAATCCGGCGAATGGGATTTTGACGAGGTTCGGCGCACCGCCGCCATGCGCTGCGAATCGTGCAATCACTATTTCAACGACGGCGAGCGCACCCGGCGCGAGCTGAATGCCACCGGGGCCTTCGTCGCCAAGAATCCAAAAGCATCGAAAGAGAACGTCGGCTTTCACTGGAACGCCCTGTGCGCGATGAGCTGGGGGCAGTTGGCCGAACTCTACCTGCGGGCGAAGGCGGCGGCGCGGAAAGGTGACGTATCGTTGCTGCAACAGTTCTATCAGAAGCGACTCGGTTTGCCATGGCGCGAATATGTCGAGGATTACAAACTCGAAATCGTCAAATCCGGCTACAAGCGCGGCGAGACATGGGAAGAGGAAGGCGCGATTGATCCGAAGACGGGCAAAATCCTCGCTGCACCGCTGCCAGAACGCACCGGCCTCATTCCGCTGCGCTTCATCACGGTGGACTGCCAAATGGATCACCTGTTCGTCGTGGTTCGCTCTTGGTCGGCGGAGGGATCTAGCCGCCTCATGTGGAACGAGCGCATCCTGACCTTCACCGACATCGACGTGTTGCAGGAACGATTCGAGGTGCATCCAAGTCTCGTGTTTCTCGACGCCGGCTATGCGACCTACGACGTCTATCGAGAATGCGCCAAGCGTGGGTGGGTGGCATTGATCGGCGACCGTCGCCCGGTCTATCCGCACAAGGGACGCGACGGCAAAACCGTCCAGCGGTTCTACTCACCCAGGCGCAAGGTGGTGTTGTCGCATCGCCAACACTGCCACGTTCACTACTGGAGTAACCTCAACATCAAGGACACGCTCGCCCGCCTGCGTCGTAATCAGGATCCAGCACAAGGCCCGACATGGGAAGTGCCGGACGACATCGACGACGACTATCTCGCCCAACTGGAAAGCGAGCAACGCATCAAGGAAAAGGGCCAATGGATGTGGAAGCAAATCGGCTCGCGGCCGAACCACTACTTCGACTGCGAGGCGGAACAGGCCGCCGCCGCGACCATGCTCAAGATCGTCGGACGGGAGTCCATCGCTGCCGCCCCGGTTGACACCCCTGACGGGGAGTTATGAAAACCGTCACGATCCTACGCTTTCTCACCTTCCTTGGTTCCGGTCTCACCACAATGGCCGCGATTGACCTCTCGGGCTTCGCCAATCTGCTCGACGCGGACAAGGCGCAATACCTGCTCATCGCTGGTCCCGCCGCGCTGGCATTGAAGGAACTGGTTGTCGTTCTCGGCGACCTCTTCGACGACGGCAAGCCCAACAAATCGTTCAAGGTCGGGCTGTTCTGCTTCGCCATGGCGGTGCTGACCGTTCCGTTCCTCGCCTCGTGCGCCACGCCCCCTGCGGTCACTGGTGAATTCATCAACAAAGACGGTCGCATCCGGGTTCATCCGGACGGTCGCGTCG